TCCTGTAAGAGTAGTAAATACTCCTCCAGCGGTATCTCATTCTCATTACCTTTATTCTGGCTAATGCCGCTGCCGTCCGTAAAAGTCTCATAACGCTCAAGACCGCTGTTACTGTCTCCCACGGACGTATAAATACGGTCTGTGCCCTCACCCTCACCGCCTATTAAGGCTGTGTTTGCGTAAGCCTCACTCTGCATTTGATACTCGGAATTTAAGATATTATCAAAGCTGTCCGAAAATACCACGTAAGGACGCTCAGACTGGTTATATGACCTGTCTAAACCCTGATACACGATAAACACCATAGCAGCATTATAAATAAATATTTCCCAGCCATAGCCGTAGGTGGCGCATATCTCCGTTATAGACTCATCCAGATACTTACCGGTTACTTGTTTGTCCATTCTTGCACCCAGTCCAGCCTCAGCGCCCAGCACTAAGTCAGGTATTACCCTGTTAGGGTCTGTAGGGTTTATAGCGTTCTCTGTCACCAGTCGCCGTATACCATACTCTACCTTGCTGCTCATTCTGGTCTGCTTCCAGACTATACGCTGGTGGAGCAGATACTTTAACTCTCTGCCGGTATAGGTCAGGTGGTCTCCGTTTTCTGCGTCTGTGGTCAGCGTAATATTTTTTATGATCATAACGTTAGTGTAAGCTACATTACCAGCCTCATCCACCTCTATATCTGTATCACGCACTAAGTAACGGTTTTTCTGGAGTAGTTGCACCGCCTCAGAGGAGGCGTTAATATACAGCTCAAAGTCTCCCACGTCATAATACGCCGGTCTCCATATAACGCTTATATAGTCATCCACCACGCCTACCAGATTAAAAGCACGGTCTAACACATGAATAACCATACTACACACCTCCATAGAGGATAGAGGCGGTAAACGTCAGCTGTAAATTGTCGCTGCCACTATCACACTCATACGTAAATACATTGTCACCAGCTCCCAGCGTCAGCCACGTACTGTCAGGGTACATATAGCCCATAACATTAGAGGTCACGCCGCCTCTGATAAGACTGATAGACTTAGCACCGGCATTAGTATTGATAACGATACGGTCACCGGCTAACATTTTAAACATGAGCTTAATATGAGTACGCTGGAAAACGTCATAGATAACAGGGTTAAGCACCTCGCCCACAGCGTACAGGTCAATAATTAAGCCGCTCTCTACGTCACCGGTGTTAATGATACTCTTACGGACATTTCTGGTAATACTACTGATTTCCACGCCCTCCGCTGCCATACTAAACGGAAACTGAAAGAGAGCGCTAATATCACTGAAATAGCTTACAAGCTCCTCCGCTGCCTTAAAATAAGGCTGAGGACATAATATGCTCACTTGTGCGATCTGCTTTTTTGCGAAAAGGTCACACTCAATAACCTCCACGAAACCCTCTATATATACGTCTCTGCTGCCGTTTTTGAAATACAGCGTAATACGCTTTTTCAGAGGGAAATACTTATACAACTCTATACGGCTTGTCTCTACTTCTCCCTCCAGAGTCATATATACCACTATGTTACGTGTACCGGCTCTCACACTGTTTACCGTGCTGCCGTCCGTGGTGGCATTGCTGGAGCTATTAATAGCCACAGCTGGCGGCTGTAAGCCTGTCACCTTGTATACGGTATACTTAGGAGACGTGGAGAGGTTTATAACCTCTCCTTTATCGTTTTTTACTTTAAGCTCATAACCCATATCACGCACCTCCAGCAAAGCCTAAAAGGTTTTTAGACTGTCTGTAAATCTCCAGACGGCTAAGCGCCTTAGGGCTGTTATTAATCTGCGTAAAGTTATAGGTAGCTCCTACCGCTCCGCTGCTCACAACTCCACCGCTTACAGTTCCACCGGTCACGCCATCTCTCGCCGCTGCCACAGAGCCAGCCGTTAAGTCACGCATGGAGGAAAGTACACTCTTAGCGTTTTTGTCAATACCCACGGCTATACCCTCAGGAATCCACTTACCAACCTCATCACGCATGAGCTTTGACGGAGAATTAATACCAAAGAAACTTTTAATGCCACTTAGTACGCCCTCACCAAAGCCCTTAATCTTACTACCAATCCAGCTAGCCATATCATTAATACCATTCCACAGTCCCCTTACAATATCAGAGCCGATAGATTTAATTTTGTCAGGCAAGCCTTTAATGGTGTCTACTATACCGCTAATAAGTTTATTTGCAGCCGCTTTAGCCTTATCTTTTAAGCTGTTTCCCCAGCTTACAACCTTAGACGCTGCGTTACTAAGCCACGTCCAAATTTTAGACGGTAATTCTTTAATAAAATTCACCGCATTGTCTACAAATTTAATGGCTGCGTCCTTGCCCTTGGTAGCCATATTACTAGCCCACTCTGTTACTTTAGATACAGTGTTTTTAAGCCACGTCCAGACTTTAGACGGTAGCTGCTTGACAAATTCCACGACTTTCTCAACAAATTTAGTACCAGCCTCTTTAGCCTTAGCGGTCATATCAGTAAACCACGTACCAACTTTTTTCATTGTCTCAGTCAGCCACTGTCCTATTTTAGACGGCAGCTCCTTAATAAAGTTCACTGCATTGTCTACAAATTCCTTAAATTTCGTGTTATTTTCATAGAAATACTTAAACAGTCCAGCGAAAGGATTTATCAAGAATAACAGTAGAGTGTCCCAGTTTTCCTTAATAAAGTTAATCACATTATTAAATACTTCTGGTATGGTCTCGGTGAAAAATTTTACTATTCCGTCAACGGCAGCATGGAAAACGTTTTTAATGTTATCCCATAAATTTATCCAAAACTCTCGGAATCCGTCACAGTTATTCCAGAGCGCTATAAAACCAGCCACCAGCCCAGCCACTGCCGCCACAATTAAGCCGATAGGGTTAGCAGCCATGACTGCGTTAAGCGCTGCTTGTGCTATGCTCATGCCCTGTAACGCAGTAGTTACACTCTGTATAAGACTTGCAACCTTAAAAGCTACAAAACCAGCAGCTATAGCAGCCAATCCAGCCACCAAAATATCCTTGTTTTGAATTATCCAGCCTAAGCCGTCCTTAACAGCCGGTAATACTTCATCTTTGAGGACTCCAAAAGCCTCCTCTACTTTCGCAGAAAAAGCCTCCATATCCACGCCCTCTACCAGTTTTAAAACCTCCTGTAAAAGACTATTAAAACCCTCCTTAACAGTGGTCATTACAGGCTCAACCTTACCGCCCAGCGCTGCCATTGTGTCAGTATATTTAGCGTTAGCTTTGTTTGCTTTTATAATATCTTTGTTTTGCGCCCTGTATGCGTCCGATACCTCAGCCAAGCCCAAACCTGACAGCTGCTCTAACACATAGTTTTGCTTTTCTGCCTCCGTTGTACACCCAGAAAGACCGGCGTTAAAAGTTTCAAGGTTTACCCCTGATCTTTCTAACATTTCTCCGAAAGAGCCGACTGCTGCGCCGGTAGCAAGAGTCTCTTGCAATCCATCAGCCAAACCCTCAAACTTAAGGGTATCTTTCCACTTAATAGCAGCACCCTCTAAGCTCTTTGTGATAGAGTCCATTTCCTCCTCGGTAGTAAATCCAGCTGCTAAAAGGTTATTTAAACCCTCTGTAACTGCTCCCTCATCCCCAAGCACTGAGCCTAAATCTTGCCACTTATCCTTAATATAATCAGTAGACGCTCCAGCTTGCTCCGCTCCTGTGGTTAATTTCCCCAACTCAGTACGGTACTCTCTGGTTTCATCCGCTAAGCCTATTAAGTTACTAATACCGTCCTTAATAGCGCCTACCAGACTGGTCATAGCGTTACCGGCAAAGGTAGCCACAGCACCCTTTAAAACAGTAAAGCCGCCCTCTGCGTCATTAGCGCTGTCTCCCATCTCGTCCAAAACGTCAGCAACTTCCTGTCCTGTTTTAGCCGCTGTCTTTTCGGCAGCACTTACCTCCTCCAGTGCGCTCTCAAACTTCGTAACCTCTCGCTGAGTCTTATTAATAGCCGCTTGCTGATTGTTAATCTTAATTCTCAGATCATCCGCTGCCTTACTACCGGCTTTCTCCTCATCAGTCAGAGCCTCATACTGAGCCTCTAAACTTTTAAGCACCGTCTTTTGACTGCTAAGGGTGGTGTCAAGCTGCTTTAATTTAGCGCTCAGACCGTCACTGCTCTTAGTCCAGTCATCCATAGAGGAGCTGACAGCCTTAAACTCACTGTTAGCCACCGCTACGGCTCTTTTTGCCTCTTGCATGGCTTTCTGGAGTTCAGATATATCCACCTTAAATTTTGTAGTAGTCTCGTTGTTTTTAGGCATTATATCTCACCTCACTTTAAAACCAATTATCACCGGCTTGCTTTCTGATCACACCGCTCTTTGCAGAGCCAGACTGCTTTTTATTGCGTCCGTTGTGCGCTATCAAGCCGTTAATTAAGTCAAATACGTCCTCTGCTGGATAGTCCAGCAGCTTAATAGGGTCTAACCCTGTATAAGCCTCACAGAGAGACTTATTTATATCAAAAAACATTTCTGACAGCGTAAGCTCTACTCCGCTGCCGCCACTGCGTTTTTTGAGTCAGTACCGCCTTTCATGCTCTGGAGCTTTTCCATGCCCCACTTATACAGCTCCACACCTACAGCGCCCAGCTCTGCCACGTCCACACAGTCAAGCTCTGCCTCAGAGAGTCCAAAGGTAGCCTTAATAATCTTGTCCAGCTTATCCAAAGAGCCGGTAACAAAATTAAAAATAGCGTCCGTGTTTTTAAGGTCAACCTTGTCCAAACTCTCACCGATATAAATAGCCACCCTATACGGAATTTTGAGGCGGCCTGCCTCTACCACTCTCTTAACCTCCGTCAAAGTGTCATCTGTGTATACTGTTAACGCTAATCTCATAGCCTTATATCCTCCTTTAAGAAACAAAGCGGTAGAATACACTACCGCTTTATTAAATTATTTTGTTGTTACGCTGCTGCTGCCGTTACGGTGTCCGGTGTCTGTACTTCACTAAAGAAGTCAGTCTCCGCCACCTTATTAACGCTGGTGTCCACATTTACAGCCTTAGCGGTCTTATTGCCGATTGCCGTAAACTTGTGGGTGGTGTTAATGCCGGTAAAAGTAAGCTCCTGTCCGTTTGCCTCCGCTCCGTCATCCTTGGTAGCGTGCGTGCTGTCAGGAATGTTAAACTTGCCCTTTAATCTCCATACAAACACCTCAGTACCGTCCGTCTTTTCGGTGATATAACCGATAGCAAAATACTTAGCCTGTCTCTCACCCTCGACAAACATACCCTTAGTCACGTCATAGGTCTGTCCAGTGAGCTTAGCCAGTACATCAAACGGAATAGCAGAACCGGTAATGGTTACCTCATCTGCTCCAGTAGAGTCGATAACGATAGCCGGTACATTGTCGTAATAGTGCGTCTCGCTGCTGGTCTCAGTGGTGCGGTTAAGCTCAGCCACGCCAGCCACAGCAAACGGAGTATCACACTCAAACTTTTCTAACGTATCAGTAGTAACCTCAGCAGCCACTAAACCTCTGACGCCTCTGTATTCCTGAATTTCCATAATTCCTACCTCCTATAATTTCTGCCGGTAGAGAGCTGTAATGCCTCTGCCGGTATGTGTAGGCTCATCACTCATTACTGAGTAACCTAAGCCGGTTACAATAAACCCAGCAGCCTTTAAGAGCTGCTTAGCCTTTAAAAATTCACTGCCGATTTTCTCAGGGTCAGTACTGTAAAAATTTATACTGTACTGCCACACCATAGCGGTCTCAGTGTTGCTATAAAAGCCGCTGCCGTCCGTTGCGTCATTCCAGAATGTAAAGAAGTGGTCAGGGTACTTTTCATTTGGTAAAAAGCTCCCTTGCTGCTTCACCGGATAGCCCAGCTTTGACAGCGTGCTTATAATCAAATCCTCCATAACTCACTCCTCCATAATTTCCTTAATAACCTTGTCCAGCGCCGCCCCTTGTATAGCAGCTATTTCCTTTTTGGTCTTTGCGCCGTATACGGCAGCTTTCAAGCCGGTAACAGGTTTCATACGTGGCGTACCGTACATGAGGAAAATACTTTTTAAACCAGACTCTGAAAAATCAAAGCCCACCTTAATACTGGCTGTAGCGCCTTGCCACTCCACGCTCATATCCTTGTCTAATGACCTTTTAGTATCACCGGTGGAGTATCTACCGCCAGCCGGTAACTTTGTCATAGCCTTTTCTATGAGTGGGTTAACGTACTTCTTTGACTCTTTCAGAGCCTCCTCTACGCCTCGCCTCATGGCAGCCGTGCCGCCTACCTCATCCAGCTTTGCCATGTACTCCTCAAAGCCCTCAACCTGTAGCCCTATCCTGTTACGTGCCATATTTACGCACCACCTTTGACGCCTCTGACCTTAAACTTTAAAAACTGGTGGCGCTGCTCAATATCCTCAGGCTCACCCATAACCTCATACACCTTAGCGCCCAGTCTAATTTGACTGCCGCTGGTAATGTCAGGTCTGTACCATGTCTCTATGTTTGCCGTGTCTATCACTGTCAGCTGATCGTTAACAGTGGACTCCGTACCTCCATAGGTTTTAAAACTGCACATGATACGCTCCCCAGACTCAGGGTACTTTTTAACAGTCACGCCTTTAACAGTCTCATAGGTAGGGTTAAACAGCTCCACCGGCGTAGTAAAAGGCTCACTCGGTCGGTAACTCATCAGTAGCCACCTCCTCAGCCTTTACATACGCCAGCTGGCTAACTCTCTGGTAAAAATACTCAGAGAGCTTGCCGCCACCGCCGTTATAGTTCCACAGGTCAGTTACGCCTCTGGCAATGACACCGGCTGACACATCAGCGTTAACCACTTCTTTAGGGACTCCAGCGCTCACCATGTACGCCTTTACCTCATCTATATAGACTTTCAGTGTTTCGTCCTGATAATTGCCGGTAATGCCTAAGGCGCTCTTAACCTTGCTTAATGTATCAGCCATGTCTTAACCTCCTCAGCTACTTACGCCGCTGCCGTAATGGTCAACTTAACCAAAGAGCCAGCGTCTACTACCTTACCGTCTACGCTCATAACAGCCTTAGTAAGTAAGTCCTCGGTATCCCAGTCCTGCTTCTTGCTAATGCCCATGTCGTAAATGGTGTTAAGCACGTAGTCAGAGAAGTCATACATAAACATTACGTCATCCTCCACATACGGAGATACTACAACCTCTCTGCCTAAGATCATGCGCTCAAGAGCCTTGCCGATACCGTAGTTTACACGTGCTACCGGCTGTCCCTGTTCGTCTACTAAGCCCTGTACCTTAGCAAAGGTTTTCTTATTCATGCACCACTTAGCGCCGGTCTCATATTCCTGAGGTAATACGCCCTCAGCCTCTGCCAAAACAGCAAAGCTAAGAACCTTGCTACCTAAGTCCTGACCAGTCGGTACAGTAGCCTTTAAGATACCGGTCGGCTGACCGCTGCCAGTACCGTTAATAACTGCGTTTTCGATTGCGTAAACCATAGCCTTAGCTACGTTCTCCACAAACTTAGCCTCAAAAGCAGACAGAGCCATAGTGCCTACTTCCATGCTCATGCTGATCTCACAGCGGAGCTTATGGTAAGTGAATACTACAGAGCCGGTAGACTTCTTCTGTCTGTCAGAACCAGCGCCCTCAGCTACCCACGTAGCCACCGGCTTAACGGTAGAGGTCGGAATGGTAACACCAGCAGCATAAGAGGTCTTAGAGATAAGCGGTAAAATCATACCTACGTTATCCATCTTCTCAATGATCTGGTTAACCAGCTCAGTCGGAATAACTGCGCCTACATCACCGGTAAGAGTGTTAGCGTCTGCTCTCAGCTCTGCCGGAATTGCAGTGTTTCTCAGCACGTACTCCATGAAAGCGGAACGATATGCCAAATTGGTCTCATTTGCCGCTGCCTCTCTCGCATGAGTACCCATAGCAAAGCTACCCACTACCTGAGCGTTTCTGAGTTCAGTACCAGCCGGTACTACAGAGCGCTCACCGGTCGGCTCATTGCCAGCCTGTCCAGCGTCACCGCCGTCCTCGTCAAGCTCTGCCAGCATTTCCTCAGCTTCTCTAATCTCATCAGAGAGCTTCTTTAAGGTCTCACCGATTGCTCTTACTTCCTTAATGTCCTCAGACTTCTCAGAGCGTGCCTGTGCCTCAGCCATCTCTGCCTTTTTGCGTGCGATAAGTTCCATCAATCTCTTTCTCATGTTCTTGTCCTCCTTAAATTTGGTACAGATTTTCTGTACTTTTTGATTAAAAAAATTTGTTTCGGTTTTTTGCCTTAGCAAGCTCCAGAGCTTCCTTATCACTCTCCAGTGACCGGCTGCGCACACTCTCCAGTGTAGCCTTAGCGCTCTCCAGCGCCTCCTTGTCCCTTGCGGAAATTTCCGTAGCTTCGTAGGCTGGGAACGTTACGGCGCTCACTTCAAACACCGTACCAATTGCCCTAATATGACGTGTAGGGTGGTCACTCTGTAAGTTCTCCCACTCCTCGTCATCTATCGTAAACATGAATGACATACCGGTTATGTCTCCACGTTTGATAGCACTGTATAAATTACGTGCCTCGGTATTGTTCTCAGTGTCTAAATTAACCCTGATACCCATACCGTCCTTATCTACCTCTAACTGCATGGTAGAATTTTCGTTATTATTTCTGCTGCGTGCCAGCGGTATCATGTCCGTATTATGGTTAACCAAAAAGCGCACGTCCTTTAAGTTAGCCTTATCCAAAGCGCCAGCCTCGATAATCTCATCAAACCACCCTAAGTCCGTCTTAGAGTTATACACAATAGGACGCCCTACAATGTGGTCACCGTTTTTCTCGTTGTGTTCCGCTCTGATCTCAAAGTTATACGCTCTGGTAACTCTATTACTCTGCGGCATTGTCTCCACCTCCTGTATTATCTGTCTCTCCCACCTGATACTCATTAGCCTTAGTTGCGTCAATCCAGTTAAGACTCATAAAACGCTTGCCCTCCAGCTCTTCCAGCGGCATCATGCCGAACATGACTCTTTTTTCATTCTCTAAAAGAGCGCCGGTAGGTGCTAACTCTCTTAACATCTGTATTTTTTGATCTACGGACATAAAAATTAAGTCCTTTGCGTAAAACTTAATCACATTGTTATGTCCACGCTCACGCTCTGAGAAAAGAGTCTTTGTAAACGCCTGTGAAAAGCGTATAATAAGCGGCTCTAAAGTCTTTTGGTAAAACGCCTCATACTGCTCCTTTGTATAGTCACCGGTGAGAATAGGTAAGGACACGCCGTAGTGTCTCAAAATCTTCTCATCAATAAACTTTAAGGTAGTGGCGTCTACCAGCTGTATCTCCTTTTTGATAGGGATAAACTCAGCCTTTAAGTCCAGCGGTAAAAATCCGCTCTCAGACTTTTTCAACTTGTTCTCCAGCTCTTTAAGCGCTGCCTCTGTCTTACCGTCATCCAGCATAGTCGCATATTTCACCACGCCGTTAATGGAAAAGCTGGCTTTCATGGCACTAGCCACACCCTGTAAAAGCTGGTGGTTAAGATTAAGAGTGCTTAACAGTGCGTCATTGTCAGGCTGTCCCTGTTCGTTACCGCCCATATACTGATTAACGCTGTAATGGTGTCTGATATGTATAACGTCAGAGTACTTAACAGTAAACTCCGCTCCGTTATTGAATCTCAATTTAACAAACAGTCTGCCGCTGGCGTCCTCGATAAAGTCCACCTGTGACGGCTGTATAGGGTACAGCCCGTCATACTTTTTATGTACCGTTCCTTTGTCATCCGTCCACTCGTAATAGGTCGGAATAATAAAGGCGTTATAATTCAGATACAGTAACCACGTTACTTTCTCTAAAAAGTCACTGGTGGTCATAAGAGGGTTGGGGTTATTAAGTACCGTCTGCAAATCACTGTTTACCGGTATAATATCGTTTCCCTTTTCCCTGATATGTGTAGGTCTCAGTTTTAATATTTCCTGTACGATACAGCTAATAGCTTGCTGCACTACGTCACTGGCGTAAATGTTCGTACCAAACTGAGAAAAGATAGGACTATAGCCACTCATCACCTCAGCGTATTTAGTCTGTGTAGGGTTTTCAGACTGTTTCTTAAAAAGATTACTCAGCCAGCCCATACTATTTAGCACCTCCTATCATCTGCTTCCATTCTGTCCTATTCTGCCGGTAAACTTCGTACAGAATAGCCTTACATACAGCGCCGTCTATACGTTTTGACGGCTCACTTTTTACAATTAAACACTGCTGTAGGTCATTGACCTTTAGACAGGCGTTTTTTAAACACCACTTATCTACGTCATTGTCATTATAATTAACTAGCTGGTGGGTAAAATCAGCCTCCAGCAGCTTTATAGCATTGCTTAGCGTCTGAGCGTTCTGGAGTATCATTATCATTTCCTCCCCAGCCTTGCTCCAGCCGTAATACTCCATACGGTTAAGAAAATCCTTAGCAAACTTCTGATCGTAACCACATTTCCAGAGCTTTATACCGTAGTCCTTATACAGACTGTAAAACCAGTCAGCTACACGGCTCAGGTCAATGTCATAACCCTCCGTTATAGTTATCAATCCAGCGCCAGCCCACTCTTTATACTTAGCACCGGCGTTACGGTCATCTGAGTCCTCCAGTTTTCCCTCAGGGATAAAATACATAGTATGTATATACTTTGTATTGTCCTCTGGTTTCATCAGCAGCACCTTAGCACACGTTAGGTCAGTGGTCTCAGACAAGTCCACCGCCCCTAAACATATACAGCCTCTAAATTGCTCCAGATCATACACTGCTTTATAGTCATAGTCCTCAATATTGAGCCAGCTTTGCGCTGAGTTCTGCTTAATATTAAAGTCTTTGCATAATACAAATATACGGTCTGCCTTGCTACGCTTTGCTATGTCTACCTGTTCGTCTAAATATGCCCACTTTTTCACAATTCCAAGAGTAGGGTTACTCTTTACCCAGCTGTTTCTGTTTTGCCATACCTCTTGCTCTGAGTCCTGAGTATATAACCACGGTAAAGTACGCTCAGCCATTACGCCGTCATCCTCACCGGCTATAATCTTTCTTGCGGTCACCAGCTCACCGTCTAAGTAACCGTCCACCACAAAGCCCTCTGTGGTCAGATTGATAAATAGCGGCTCATCTTTGAGGGACTGGGACTGCTCTATAGACTTTGCTATAATATTGTCTTTCATTTCGTGGCTCTCATCCAGAAAAGCCACGTCAATATTACGCCCCTCTTTATTCCTTGTACGGTCAGACAGTTTAAAAATTTTACTGTTATTGACCTTATTTAATATAAAGCGCTGGTTTCTCTTAGTGTCTTTGTCCTTAGGGTCTACCAGCCCTCTCATGGTGTCAATAGCGTCATAAATGAGGCTTGCTTGGTTATCATCATTTGAGCTACACACAATATCAGCACCGGCATTACCTAAGAAAAACTCTGCCAAACCTAAGGCGCTGCACGTTTCACTCTTTGTATTCTTTCTGGCAATCAGGAAAAGCACCTTTTTAAAGCGCCTCAACGTGGTATCTGACATTTTGAAGCTGTACACAGCCTCTATAAATGCCTTTTGCCAGAGCATGAGTACCATAGGTTTATTGTAAAACGGACTCTTTGTAAGCCTTACGCACCCCTCCATAAAGTCCATGCGTAATAATGCGTCCTGAGTGTCGTATATATAGGCGTCGTTTAGCAAGTCCTCACGTAAATTACAAAGCTCTTGCCACAGCTCACGCCCTACAATAATCTCACCGCACTCTATACGTGCGTGATACTCCAATAAAAAAGAGTTATCAGGTGTCCATACCGTTTTGTTTTGTACCAACATGATCGTTAAACCACTTCCTTAGCGGTGACTCCTCTTCTCCGTCACCCTCCAGCCGCTTATCTCTGTAAATAACAGCCTCAATAACCTTTATACAGTTAATGTACTGCTGTAGAAACTCCTTATACTGCTTAGCAGCCGGTGTACTTCTCTGTCTGGCTTTGTCCTGTGGGTGTACCTGTATAAACGGCAGTTTTCTAAGCTCTGTCAGCCGCTCCTCCAAAAATACAACCTCATCCACCACGTCCTTAACCAGCTCCACGGAATCCTCAGGCAGCAGCTCCAGTAATTCCTCACGCCTACTCATTGTCAGGCTTCTTACGTGGCTTTTTTGCTGCCTTTTCACCGGTAGGAGCGTCAATAATCTCCACCAAAGGCTCACCCACTGCGTTATTATTGCCGCTAAGTTCCTTAGCTCTAGCCTCTGTCATTTCTCTCTCATCATTAACAGAGAGCTGTTCCTTAAGCACACGGTCATAATATGCTTTAATGACTCTTACCTTAGCCATATTGCTACCTCCTGAAATAGTTTTTTTGTTGCAAACCCCTACCGGCAGCCCTGAGCCACCGTTAACAGCGCACGCTATAGGGTGAAAGAAAAGTATGTATAGGCAAAGTTTCCCATATCACCAAATTTAATTTTTTCTCTAAACAGAAAACCAAAAATCTCGTTAAAATTTCGTTTCTGTGAGAATTAAG